TCATAAACTCAACGAGAATATATTTATATTAAGATAATAACAAAATAATTAAAATGGATTCCAAGAAATTAGCAAAACTAATTAAAGTAATCGTAGAAGCTGAAGTAGCTAAGAAACACGAACAATTCTTAACTAAAACCTTTCCAAAGATTTTAGAAGAACAAGTGAACCTTAAACTTAAATCACATTTAAAAGAGTTGAAGGGAGGTGTATCTGCCCCTCTCACTCAAGTGGTTGAGGAGGTAGACCCATTCGAACAAGCAAATCAAATTTTACAACAAGAAAGAACACAAGTTCAAGAACAAAAGAAATTCACCAAGAATGAAGTTCTTAATAATATCTTGAACCAAACCAAACCATTTAGTTCAGCACAAAGGAGTGGTGGTCAAGTTGGTAGTGGTGGAGCATCGGTATTAGATAGTTTACCACAACAACAAATTCAAGAAAATACTCACATACCTTCTTATATGGATGCAGAACCAGATATTGATCAAACAATTAACATGGGTTCATCTTTAGGAGCAGGTGGAACTGACGCACTAAGAGCACAGATGGCTCATAAAATGGGTTACGGTGATGTGGGTTCTCAAGGAGGACCAAAACAAGGGTTAGGGGTATCAACTGGTTTAGCAGCTTTAGATAGAGTTTTAAACAGAGATAATTCCGAACTTGTTAAAAAGTTTAAAAGATAAATGCAAGAAATTTTAACCATACTTGTTGTGATATATTCGGTGCATATATTAGTAAATGTATTTAGAGATGGTAAATGTGGTTGTAATGATTGTAATTGTGGAGATAAATAAAAATGGCATATGTAATTGGTAGAAAAGTTTTAAAAGATACGGAAGCAGAATTAGATGCTTATGCGTATGGAATAACGTTGCCAGCTAAACGAGGTAACACTGGTTATTTCGAACAAGCGTTTACATCATATGACCAAGCTAAATCTAACTTAAAAAATTTATTACTTACTCGTCAAGGAGAGAGAATAATGCAACCCACGTTTGGTAGTGGATTGCATTCCTTATTGTTTGAACCATTGGATGGTAAATTGGAAGAAAAATTACAAGAAGCCATAACCGAATCGGTTGGATTTTGGTTACCATATATTTCTATTAAAGAAATTGATGTAGAGATGACAGATGAGATGAAAGATAGAAATCAAGCAAATATGAAATTAATTTTTACAGTTGGTAATACTATTGAAACACAACAAATAACTTTTACTATACAGGGATAATATAAATGTCATTAAATAACACATACAACAAAAATAAGGGAAGAAATATAAATTATCTTAATAAAGATTTTACACAATTTAGGGATAACTTAATTGATTATACTAAAACATATTTCCCACAGACTTATTCCGATTTTAACGAATCTTCTCCTGGAATGTTATTCGTTGAGATGGCATCGTATATTGGAGATGTTCTTTCATACTATGTAGATGATACTATGAAAGAATCTCTGATGTTATCGGCTGAAGATCCTGCAAATGTTTTATCCCTTGCATCTTATTTGGGATATAGACCAAAGGTTACATCTCCTGCCTTAACAAAACTATCGGTATATCAGTTGGTTCCAAGTAAACGATATTCTACTGGTAATGGTATTGATTATGAACCAGATTCTACTTTCTTTTTAAGAATACAAGAAGGAATGGGGGTTGAATCAACAAATGGTGTTATGTTTAGAACTACCGAACTTGTTGATTTCAATGATGATTATGAAAGAGAGATAAGTATATATGAACGAGATGATGTTGATAATCATCCTACGTTATATATTGTAAAGAAATATGTAAATTGTATATCTGCTGAATTAAAATTAGTTACTCAAGATTTTGGAACAACACCACGAGCGTTTGAGGAAATTAGAATTGCAGATACCAATGTAATTGATGTTTATGATGTTCGTGATGAGAGTGGTAACAAATGGTATGAAGTTCCTTATCTTGCACAAGAAATGGTTTTCATTGATTATCCAGCAACAGAACAATTTGATAAAGATTTAGCACAACAACAAGAAGTTAAAAATGTTTTAAAACTACAAAAAACTTCAAGACGATTTGTAAAAAAAGTAAACGATAGGGGTGAGACTATTATAACATTTGGTGGTGGTAATTCAACTTCATCAGATGAAACTCTTATTCCAAATTTTAAAAATGTTGGATTGGGATTAAACTCATCTATAAGTAGATTAAATGAATCATTCGATCCTGCTAACTTTTTAAAAACTCGTTCTTATGGACAGGCTCCAACAGGAAAACTTGCAGTATCTTACCTTGTTGGTGGTGGTGTTGGTTCTAACGTAGAAAAAAATACTTTAACAAAAATTGAAGCAATTGAGTTTGATGAAGATTTGACAACATTTGATCAAGATTCAATTCCCTTATATAGATTTTGTAAAAACTCGGTTGCAGTTGATAATGAGTTTCCAGCAACAGGTGGTAGAGGACCTGAAACCATTGATGAAATTAGAGAAAATGCATTAGCAAACTTTGGGTCACAAAATAGAGCAGTTACACGTAAGGATTACCAAGTAAGAGCATTATCATTACCACCAAAGTATGGTGGAATTGCGAAGGCATATTGTGCACCAGATGGTGAACTTGATAATAACTCACCTGCCTCTATTCTTTCAAATCCAAATACTTTACAAGAATTTACTGATTTAGTAACTTCATTAAAAGAACGTGATTTATCAGAACAACAAATAAAAGATGAAGTTAATACTTTCTTGGTTGGTAAACAAAGTAGTACTAAAGAAAAGAATAACCCATTTGCAATTAACTTATATATTCTTGGATATAATGCAACTAAAAAATTATCTAAACTCAATCAGGCGGTAAAAGAAAATTTAAAAACTTATTTAGGAGAATATAGATTACTAACCGATGGTGTAAACTTATTAGATGGGTTTGTTATTAACGTTGGTGTTGATTTTGAAATCCGAGTGTATGGTGGGTATAATAAACAAGAAGTTTTAACAAAATGTATTGGTGAAATTCAACGATATTTTAATATAGATGAATGGACATTTAATATGCCGATTAATATTTCTGAATTAGAATTAATTATTGCAGGGGTTGAGGGAGTTCAATCAGTACCTAAATGTGATGTTATAAATAAATGTAAAGGTGAATATTCACCTAATTCATATAACATTCAATCAGCAACTAAGAATAAAATGGTTTACCCATCTTTAGACCCTTCGGTGTTTGAAGTGAAGTATCCAAATAAAGATATAAAAGGGAGGGTTGTTTAATGTATCAGTTTTTAACAGCATCAAAAGATGCAACCATATACTTACAACAGCCTAGTCAGAATACTGGGTTAGATGAGATATTAGAAGTTTCTAAAACATATTATGGAAACTTAAAAGATATAGCACATTCATTAATTAAGTTTGACACTACACCACTATCATCATCACTTGTAAGTGGGGAGGTAACTATGAGTTCAGCTGAACTTATTTTAAGAGAATGTGAATCTTCTGAAATACCAGTTGATTACACAATCTACGCATGGCCGATTTACCAAAATTGGGATATGGGAATTGGAACTCGTTTCGATGAGATTTCTACTGATGGTGTAACTTGGAATTCAAAAACCACAGGAACTGATTGGTTAGAAGGAGATTATGTAAGTGGTACTACTGGTTCCTTTAATGGAAAGGGTGGAACATGGTACACTGCATCAGTTGCTACTCAATCCTTTTCATATGAATCTTCCGATGTAGTTATGGATGTTCTTACTCCACTACAAACTTGGTTAGATGGTTCACTTCCAAACAACGGATGGATTATCAAACATGATTCAGTTTTAGAAAATGACACCGAAGATTATGGACAACTAAAATTCTTTGGTAAAGAAACTAATACAATTTATCAACCCAAAATCAGAATTGGTTGGGATGATTCAACCTTTGAGACCGGTTCTCTTACTGAACTTACTTCTGATGATATTCACGTAACGTTTAAGAGATTAAAAACAAGATATAAGGTTGGTAGTTCACCTGAGATTAGAGTGTTCGGTAGAGAGAAGTATCCACTTAAAACTTATACTAATCTATATGCTTACAACGATGTGAAATTTCTACCATCTACTACTTATTATCAAGTGAAAGATATTATTACTGATGAGGTGATTATTCCTTTTTCAGACTATACAAAAGTATCATGTGATTCAAATGGTAACTTCT